ATTTCCAGCAGCAACATCAGCAGAATACTGATCCATTGCAACTCCGTATTGTTTAATACCATAAGCTCTAGTAGCATCATATACCGTAGCATTGATCTGAGCTTGTTCAAATCCAGCTTCTCTTTCTGCTTGCATTAAGTCGAGCATCATTGACTGTCCTGCTTGCTGGCCACTTGCCAATACACTACCTTGTGCTTGGATAGCCTTTGCCATGTTTGCTTGTGATTCAAACTGGGCTTCATTAATTTTTTCTGCTAATTCTTGCTGAACCGATTCAGAAGCTCTGTTAGCTTCTTGTTGGTTAATATCTCGTTGTTTAGCATAAGCTGTACGAGATGCAGCATCCGCTTTTAATTTAGCAGAGAATATTTCTCCTTTACGCTGATCATTATAAGCAGATATTTGAATATCATTTAAGTATTTAGTTCGTGCCATCGAATTGCTTCGATCCACGGCAGCTACTTGAGCACGGTGTGCTCGATTTTGCTCACTTATACCAGATATGGCTTGAGCACCACCCAACGCTGCTGATATTAAGAGGGTTGGTTCACACATAGTTTAATAAACTCAATTAGAGGGACACCATTGTGAACATGATAGTTGATAAATTTAAAGCCTAAAAGCTTAAGTAGTTTGATATGAGCAACATTCCGCATGTCAGCGTGATTCATTAAATAAGGATTGGATAAAGAGTTTACCCAGCGTTTTGCTTCTCTAATAAATGTATGTGGGTATTCTGTACTAGCATCAGTACATAACATCCATATAACATTCTGTGGAGAAACACCTGCCACTCCAGCAGCCTTGCCGTTGGGAACCTTAAAATATACACATTGATCATATGCGGAATTGAAGTATGATTGAATCATAATAGCTTCAGCATACATACCTGTTGTTTCTTCTACCTCACGTCGGTCTTCCCAACGAAGGTTCAGCCCTACCTCCAAAGCTAATTCTGGAGTGCAGGGCTGTATGTATTTACCTACGTACATGTCGTTTTTGGTTGTAGTTGCCATCCCAAGAAGCTGAGATTAAGGCGGTGGAAAAAGGGTCGGGTATTTTTATTTGTAACTTATACTTTTCATTCTTTTTCTGTATAGGTACTCTAATTTCTTTCTGTAATTTAGATGGGACTGTACCATAATTACTGGAGTTAGTTGTCATACCAGTCTCATAGTGGATATAATCAGCCATATCTGCATAAATTGAGGATAGATGAAACTCCATTGGACCAGACACACCCATATTAAAGTTGATACCTGCAATTCTGAGTTCTCCATCGACATCATACTTATTTTCCTGTAAAGCTAAGTAATAATTAGGTAGTTCTATTATAGCAGTATAAGGATATCCACATACATAAGTCCATCCTGTTAGATTTTCACCTTGAAAAGTAGCTGTATTAGTAGAAACTGAGTCTGCTTTTAATACAGTACCCGCTACAGGGTTACCTGCTGTATCATTTCCTGATAAAGCTACAAGATAATAATCTGCTGATATAGGATTATACGGTAAAGTGACTACACTTTTTGCTCCTGCAGTAGTAGTTTGAGCAGTATAAGCCATACTTGTTGGTAATGTCAGGTTATCTAAACATGCTTCAAACCATCTAGCAGTATGTAAAGGAGAACCTACATTTGCAGTAATCCCACCTACAGTATAACTATTACCAGCAACAGCATCCGTTACATATTCATGTCGATTTAACATGTAGTCAGATCCCTGTAAAACTACAGTATAAAAACTACCTGCAGTATAACAAGAATGTTGTAATGTACCTTTTAGTGTCCAAGTGTACCAAGAAGACTGATCTCTTTTATCTCCAGAATCAAAATATTTATAATGATAAATCTCTGAGGAATTTTTTGTACCAAAAGTAACAAGACCTATAGCTGTAGAATTACAACATAAGGTTATATTCTTAGGTACATATTCAGGAACAACTCTAGTTTGTTCTACAATTTTTGGTGGTATATCATCATCTAAAATAGTTGCTTCAAATACTCTAGAGTAAGCCCCGACATTGGATACAAACATAATTGATGTTCCCATGTCAATAGGCTTAATCGAATTATCACATTCATAACTAGAGACTTTTTTTAAACGAGCTGTTTTACTACTAAAAATGTCAGACTCAGTGAACAGTAGGAACTGCCCATTATCACTGAATAACATTAGACCTTTATTAATAGGTATAGTGTGGTTTATAAAAGCGGGTTTAATATCAGAAACAGTAATATCAATAGGATTATCATCGGAAACAGTAATAGCAGAAACAATAAAGAAATTAAAATAATCTCCAGGACGGCTTAAGACAACCTGTTCATTAGCAATTAATCCTAATCTATTTCTATGGAAAAATATTGTCTGAATTTCTTTACCATTAAAACTAGGGAAAGGGTTAGAAGTGTTATCACCTACTTGTCTATACTGCCAATAGTTATCAGTATTGTCAGCATTAGCTGTAGTTTCATCTAGCTTTTTAAATGTAAATGTACCGTTACGATTATTGACTAAAGCGTGTGGCATGGTTGCGGGGTCGAGACCCTTAATCATAGTATCACTACCTGATGAAAAGTTGTGTGGTCTTACACATTCTTCCCAACTACCAGCACCTTTACTACCATTATCAGCATTAAACTCTACATAATAGTCATCACTGTTAACATCTTCAGTGTTAGAAATCTGTGCTACATAACCATGTTTACACATAGCTGGTAGTCTTGAGATATCTTGTGCTCGTTGTCCAATGATACTCATGTTCTCATTGATAGCACCCCCTAAGAAGTTAACACTATCTGCTGCTGTACCATTCATATACAAACCACTACCAATAACTTCAGCACTTACGTTAGCTAAAGAACTATCTACAGAAGCTTTGAGTCCATTAAGTATAGTAGCCATACTTAGTGTACCTTGATCAGGATTACGAGGTGTTTTAAAAAAACCAATACCTGATACACCTTGAAAAGTTTTAACTGGTTCTACGTTTTCAACAGAAACTCTATAAGACACACCTTCAATAGTAACATCAATATAACAAGCCTTAGCTTGTGCTTCAGTACCTTTTATGATACCGCCATTTCTTAAAGTTACTGTAGCAGTATAACGTGTTCTATAAATCTGTGTAAAACCTAAGAAGTCTTCTGAACTTCCTGAAGTAGTACCAGACTCATTACCTTGTTGATCTCTAGTACCATGAGAACCATTCTCCCAATTATATTCTTGTTTATGAACATAATGGTTTGAGTTGATAACAATAGCACCTTCAATACCTTCTGTTATATTAGTACCACTTATAGTTGACCCTGCATCACTGATATTATCAGCATCACCTGAAAATGAGAATAAACCATTACCAGATTTTTCGGCAGTTGTGTCAGCACTATCCCATGTAGGACCACCGTTTGTACCATAGTCTACCTTAAGTGATGTCACTCGGTAGTAAGTATTAGGTGTTGGAGCTGTGCCAGTATATAAAATGTATTCAGTATTATATGCAATAGTATCTAGTCTTGCATATGAATAATCACCAGAGTTTATAGGACTACCAGTAACACCTGTAGTACCTACAGTTTTCTGTGGATTACAAATTATAGTATAGTCTTGAATTGTTTGTATAGAATACTGTTTAGTTGCTCCAGCTAAATAAGCATAGATAGAATCACCTGAACTATTAGTTACTGATAATTCTGTACCAGCTGCCTGTCCGCTTTCTAAATCTACTAAAGCCCATATTCTAATAGGATGTGAACCAGTATTTCCTGGTGTAATTTGTATTAAATATTTTTCGTTCCCATCTCTTAGGATTTCATACCAGTAACCATTGCTTGTTGCGTTAGTTAGTTTTTTTACAAACTCCCCTGCGGGACGTTTCTTTAAACCAAAAGTAACATCAGGTACAGCATTATCACATACCCTTAGCTGCCCAGGATATTTGATTGAGTCTGGCTGTTGTGATACTCCTCCTAGAAAGTTTGGGATACGTTGATTAACTGTTGGCATTACCTTCTCTGTAGTACTTGATATGGACGGTAAACGGTGCTTGGGTTATGGCGGTAACGTGAGTCTTGGAAGATATTATAATCTCCTTGCTTACAGTCATACTCTGTTGCTAAAGCCCTTGCAAGGCTCTCATCTTGTGCAATGAGTTCAGCTGCCTGACCGTTATTTACCATGCGGTTAGAGGCCATCCTCGTGGCTCTGACGGTTATATAACTCTTGAATACTTGAGGGATATCTTCAAAGTCAATCATCCATATGATATCACAATAGACATCTTCCCCCGCATCATCAAATTCAAAAGTATGATCTATTAAATCATAAAGTTTATATATACCATTATCACTTTTTCTTACTACATCATGATGACCTGAATGTTTAAAATGATTCAAATCTATCTGTAATACATTGTTGGGTACAACAACATTTTTGTTATTATCAATTTCTATAGGATATTCATATTCTGTATTAAATTTCCATCCCTCCTGTAGTACTTCACGGCAGACTTGCCGAAGAGTGCTCTGCGCAATAACCACTTCTGGGCTTTGAACAGTAAGTGTATTAACAGGAGACTCTCCAACACTCATGAGTATTGAGTTTATTGCATCCAGTTCGGTGGACACACCATAAGATACGACTGCCATAATTAAAAAAGAGAGGGGTACCGAAGTACCCCAATAAAGAATATTTTAACCACCGTAACCAGCGTTGTTGGTAGCAGTCTGAACTGTACCGAACTGAGCAGGTTTTGTAGTTACACCAGCGAAGAGTTCTACGCAAGCGGCTGGGTTTAGATAGTCGGCTCCCATTGCGAGACGTCCTAGAATGACATCGCCTTGGTAGATTACCGATACATCCCCAGATGTGATCTGAACCTGTGGTCCAATAGCTTCTACTGCCCCTGCACCTTCTCTTTGGAAGATAAGACCACAAGAGTTAGCAAAGTTAGATCCTTGTCCGTAATCGTTGTTGATACCTGTTACGGAATTGCGGCCATCTTCGATAGCGGCTGAAACAAAGTCACCAGTGTTTCCTGGGTCTACTGTATCTAAGTCAGTAGCTGCTGATGCACCTGATGAAGGAGCATATTTTGTACCATACTTACTGAAGAATGGAACGTTCATTGATTTGAAGATCTTGATACCTGCAATCTCAACGATTCCGTTTCCTCTCTGACGAGATGTACCTTGCTCGTCTCTGTTGATCAGACCATTCTCGCCAACCTGTTGGATGAGAGCATAGTACTGTCTTGGGTTAAGAACACCAACACGTCCGTCTTGGCTGACTCCCTTCTCATCTAATGCTGCTGCGGCATTATAGAAGGCTGTCACAAGATGGTTAGCATTTAATGCATCATCTGCATTAGAACCAGCACCAACTTGGATTTGTGTTCCACCTGGCTCGACATAGTTAGTCTTCATAACAGGAGCTTTAGCTCTTGCTCCACGGGTAAGTGCCCTGAAGATTAGTCTGTCATATTTTTCTGCAAGCGCAAAACCGATCTTCTTAGAGATCTCTCCACGTAATTCATAATGCGCAAGTGTCTCGTCTAATTCATAAACGAAAGCTGAACTGATTAAGAGGTCATCAATAGTGATGGTCTTCTCAGCTACTGGTGGAGCACCAGCGTCGTTACCGAGGATGCTTTTTCCTGGAGTGTGGAATTCCGCATCTGTGCGACCCGTGTAGATAAATTGTAAACTTTTACCACTCTTTAGGGTACGCTTCATAACA